CTGATAGAGCGATTAAAGTTCGTAAAGAACCTAGTGTGAATAGTGAACATATTCGAACGCTGTCGGATGGTGGCGAATACACGTATAATTCGTATGGCTATGAAGCTTATGGATATGTTTGGTTAAAAGGTGTAGATGGTACTTACATTGCTAGTGGTGAAACGAGTAACGGAGAACGAGTGAGTAAGTGGGGTTCGTTTAGATAATGGATTTGTGTAAGTTAGAAGAACTGAAAAGATTAAAAGAAATCGATAAAAATTAAATGTTTCATGTGAAACAATCATAAAAAGGAGCGTGGTTCTGTTATGGAAAACTTGACTTTGTTTGAATTTGAAGAACAGCAAAAGATTAAAAAAGAAGGTAAAAAAGAAAAAGTAAAAAATAAATTAGAAAAAGATAAGTTAAAAGATTTATATTATAATCCACAACAAATGTTGAGTTATAACAGAATCATAAGCTTCGTTATTGCTTCTAGGGGTATAGGTAAGACTTATGCTATGAAAAAATATATTATTAATAGATTCTTAAAAACAGGTGCGCAATTTATTTACTTGAGAATGTACAAAACAGAGTTAAAAAAGATTTCTCAATTATTTAATGATGTTAGTCAAGAATTTCCTGATCATAAATTTGAGGTTAAAGGGAAAGAGTTTTATATAGATGGGCAAGTTGCTGGGTTTGCTGTTCCTTTAAGTGCTTGGCAAAGTTTTAAAGGTAATTCATTCCCTAATGTTGAGACGATATTATTTGATGAGTTTATTCGTGAGAAAGATAATGTTGGGTATCCTCCTAACTGTGTAGAAAGTCTTCTAAATATTATAGATACTGTAATTCGTAATCGTGACAACTTTAGATGTGTTTGTTTAAGTAACTCGGTGTCTGTAGTTAATCCGTGGTTCTTGTATTTTAATATTTTACCTGAGCCGAATGAGGATGGAAAGTTTAAAAGATTCTATCCTTATAAACATACAGTTCTTGAAATACCTGATGGTGCTGATTTTAAAGAGGAACGCATTAAGACTAGATTCGGTGCTATGATTAGTGAGTTAGAATATGGTAGAATGTCACTTGATAACGAATTCACACATGATGTTCAGACATTTATCATGAAAAGAGCTAAAACAAGTATTCATTTTTGTAACATTACATATAAAGGTTTTACTATGGGTATGTGGGTTGATACGAAAAGTGATTATATGTTCTTGAGTCAGGATTACGACCCCTCTTCTAGAAAATCGTTTGTGTTAACGAAAGAAGATATGGATGAAAATAAAATTTTGGTTAATAATTATAAAAATGAGGTTTACCTATCTAAAATGATAAGAGCATTTAAAAAGGGATTGTTGATGTTTGATAATCAGATAGTTAGACAAGCTTCTTACGATATGTTTAAAAAGATGGGTGTGCAATAAAAAGCGTAATTGCGAAGTATGGAGCGACTGGCGAGAGATTGAACTTAAGAACGAAAGAATGAAGAGATTAAGTTCAAGACCGAGCGGTGAAATATATTTTAGATATAAAATGGATATATAATAGATAATGTATAATATAAATATTTAAAAGATATTTAAAAGATATAAAGATTAAAGAATTGAAAATTTGGATATACTGTTAATACATAGGAAAGCGTAGAACCTTAATATATCATAAAAGAAAAAAAACCCTTCCTTATTTGGAGGGGTTATTATATTTATTGTCTTCTCTGAGAGATAAATCGTAATGTTCGTAATAATCAAGACCGTTTTCATAGCAATAATCAAAGTAATTTTGTCCGCATTTATCAATATTATTTGCGTGTTCCAATAAACCATTATTATTCTCTAATATTGCTCTTTTACGTAATTGATACCAATATCTATTTCCTAAAATTGGGTGTATTATAAATCTTCTTTTCATTTGTTATTTATCCCCTTTTGTTTTATTTCACCTAAAATATATTCTTTTCCTTTTAAGAATTTGTAATCTCTTATATCATGTTTGAAAAACCAATATAGAAAATCATCGAAACAGTTATCACCTGTAAATGTTTGTGTGTTTATTTCTAGTTCTGATCCGTATTTATTGTATTGTATAGTAATCATTTTAGACAACCTTTCTGAGTCTCGCTTCGTAGTAGAATTGTTCTTTTATGTGAACGTCTTTTTTGAATTTTAGTTTATCTAGTTTTGAATAAGAATACGTATTAGTGTTGTGGTTTTCAGACCCTGTTATAACTTTATATATTGGTTCTTCGTAATCGAAACCGTACTTCTTACAGTATTCATCTGCTATCTTAATTAATTCCGTCACGGATTGGGACGCTTTAAAACGAATATTTCCGTGTTCTGGGTATCTTGGTTTGAAGTGACGAATTATTGTTTTCATTTTGTTTTCTTTTCCTTCCAAATTAAATGTAATTCTTTGCAAAACTTATGTAGTTTAACAGATGTTTCTGTGTCTATTTCACCGTTACGATGTTGTTTGTTTATTAGTAATAATGCTTCTGCGTATTTTAGCGTATCCACTATTAAAACCACACTTTCATAAAGTTTGTTAAAAAGTTTCCTTCACCAATAAATGCTGATATTATAGTACCTACTATGAATAACCACATTACTAAACATATCACTTTTAAAGAGCCTTGCCCGATGCTGGGTATTTCTTGTGGTTCTTCATATGGAATATCATTTACTTTGCAATAAGCTTTGCGCATGGCTTGTTGTTCTTTTAATTCTTGTTGTTTTAATTTGTTTTGCCTTTCTAGTTGACCAACTACTAAGAAATCGTTGTTTCCTTCGAAATTATTGTTAAAATTGTTCATTATTTAATCATTCCTTTCGTCATAGTTACCGTGAATTGCGCTTTCCATACTTTACGTTGCATTTCGATGAATGATACCGCTGAATGATATGTAACATTATTAGAATAGCTTAATTCTTCAATGATGTCAATAGGTAATCTAATTCCGTTTCTTGTGTATAAGTCTAATGCTTCTTCTTGCTGAACTGTTAAATTTGTAACTGTTCTACGTTTTGCTTGTTCAGTTGCATGAACTAAGTTTTCTAATTCTTGTTGTTTAACTTTGATCATCTTTTTAAGTTCTTTCATTTCTTCTTTTAAAGAATCTCTTTGAGAAATTTCCATAACGTGTTGAGTTGTTTCTTTAACATTATTTGATGTTTCTTTAATACTAGAAATTATTAAACCAATTACTGTTATGAATACTAAGATAACTATTACTCCTGAATAAATTGACATTTTATTTAATCCCCTTTATGATTGTTTTAATTGTTTTTAACTTATAACTTATTATAACATGTATTTCATTGTTTCGTCAATAGGTTTGATATAAAAAGCAGAAATTAATCTGCTTAATTTTCATTTTCTAAATGAAGTTTAGATAATTCATTATAGTATTTTCTTGTTTGTTCAAATGTTTCTGATATTTTATCTGATTTTATTATTCTTTCATAACTAATATTGTTGCTAGCTGATGTAATATAAACCTCGAAATTGTTATTATCATAGTCATAATTAACATTAATAATATGAGCGTGTGTTGATGAATAGTATATGAAAGTTTCTACTCCTTCAATTTCATCAAAGTAATCTTCTGTATCCATTTCACCGAAACATTCAGCTAACATTCTACATTGTGTTTCTAATTCTTCTACTTGTAATTTATCATAATTTGTCATGTTAATGACCTCCTGTTATTGTTTTATTAACTATACTTAGTATAACATTTGTTAATTGATTCGTCAATAGAGAAATAAAAATATATAAAATTAATTCGTCAATCATAATATAATTCTACTAACATAAAATAATAAAATTGTCAAGTGAAAAATGGGGGAAATTGAAAATAAAGTGTGCAC